TAAAGGTTGTCGTCGAGGTCAAGCTCCCTGACTGGGCCAAGCCGATCATCGATGTGACACCACTTGATAATGAAGGGGGCAGGGTTGAAGAGGCTGTAATATCAACGCCTTCTGAATAGCTGCTACCCCTCTGCTACCACGAGACATGGGCTGAATCCTCGGCCAATCGGCCCGATCTGGCCGGCCTCGACTCGAATCGAGACCCCCTACCACCCCAAATTTTGCGTCCGTGTGTACGCTGGGAACCAATGCACTGAGCTACCAATTTTTTAGGAGGTTTTCAAAATGTCCGATGTATTTCGCAAGCAGCACCGTGCGCTGACTGCCCCTGAGCTGGCGGTCATCGAAAACGTGAAGACCCTTGCCGGCTACTTGCATACTCAGATCACTGACAGTGTGAAGGCCGGCCGTGAGAAGTCCCTGGCACTGACCAAGCTCGAAGAGTGCGTGATGTGGGCCGTGAAAGGAATCACAGGATAACGCCATGCGCGACGTGCTCGCGTTCATCGTCGTCATCGGGATCATCATGCTACTTGCTGGAATAATAAGGGGTCGATAGATGGCTCGCAAACGCAAACCGAAATACTAAGTCATGTCACTCACCGAAGTCGCGCAAGAAGTCGTCTTCTCCTATCATCCTCGTCCGTACCAGCTTCCATTCCTGAAGGCAATGGCCAGAGGCGTGAAACGTGCTGTGCTTGTATGGCATCGACGTGCCGGCAAGGACACCACGGTCTGGAACTTCCTCATCACCAAGGCACTACAAAAGCCTGGAACCTACTACTACTTCTTTCCCACGTTCAACCAAGGCCGGAAGATTATCTGGGACGGCATGGACAAGAACGGGAAGAAGTTCTTGGACTTCATTCCTCGTGAAGTGATCGCTCGTGATCCGAAGACCAACGAGCTGATGATGAACAAGACCGAGATGAAGATTGAGCTGACCAATGGCTCGATCATTCAGATCATCGGGACTGACAACATCGACAGCATCGTCGGCACCAATCCCATCGGCTGCATCTTCAGTGAGTACTCGATTCAAGACGAGAAGGCATGGGAGTTCATCCGGCCGATCCTCGCCGAGAACGGGGGCTGGGCGGTGTTTGTCTATACGCCTCGCGGCATGGGCAATCACGGTTATCACCTCTACAAGCAAGCGCTCAAGCTCCAGCAACGGAGCAAGAGCTGGTTCGTGCAAGTCCTCACCGTGGATGACACGAAGGATGAGCTTGGCAATCGAGTGGTGACAGAGCAGGCGATTCAAGACGAGCGCGATTCCGGCATGCCGGAAGAGATCGTGCAGCAAGAGTTCTACTGTTCATTTGAGGGAGCGAACGTCGGAGCATACTGGGCCAAGCAGATCAGCGATCTCAGGAAGGCCGGCCGGATCTGCGATGTAGCCTACGACCCCTCGTTGCCGGTCTTCACAAGTTGGGACTTAGGCTACGGAGACGCGAACGCGATTTGGTTCTATCAGATGGTGCGGCCGAACAGCATCCATGTGATCGACTTCGAGATGGGAGTCGGCAAGGGTCTACCGGACTGGACGAAGATCGTCAACGCCAAGCCGTACAGCTACGGCATGCACTATCTCCCGCACGACATGAAGCAGCACGAGTGGGGCAGTGGCAATTCCAGAATGGTCGCGGCAACCGATCTCGGTCTCCATCCATTCCATGTGCTGAAGAAGCTCGGTGTTAAGGACGGTATCGATGCCGGCCGGCGCATTCTCAGTCGATGTTACTTCGACATCACGAACTGTGAAGAGAAGACGTTTGCGATTGCTGGCAAGAAGAGATCCGGTCTCGACTGTTTGATGGAGTACCGGAAAGAGTACGACGAGATCAACAAGTGCTACAAGGACACGCCGCTCCACAACTGGGCGAGCAACGGTGCCGACTCATTCAGGTACCTCGCCACATCAGAGCGTGACTTTGCACGGCAAGTGCAGACGAGAGCCGAGAGCTGGTTTGATCCGTTTGAAGAGAGTGTACGGCACAGTACAGCAGAGTACGAGAGCAGTTTGAATGCGGAGGTGTTCGACTAATGGAAATCATCAGAGCTGGCCTCGGTGATCTGAAGGAGCTGGCCCAGTTCGGTAAAGACTTCTTTGCTGAAAACAATATGCCTGGATCGTTCAGTGTCGAGCGCTTCATTGAAGTCTGGACGCTGATGCTCGGGCAGGCCGGTGGAGTGATTATCTCCGCACAAGAGAACGGCAGCATCGTCGGCGCAATCAGTGGATTCCGTGCATTCGATTTGTACACCACGAGAGTCCTGGCGCAGGAATGTTTTTGGTACGTCAGTGAACCCTACCGGAACACTCGGCTTGGCTTGAAGCTCTTCATCGAGTTCGAGAAGTGGGCCGAAGAAATCAAGGCCGATCAGATTCGAGTCGGCTGCGCTCAGGGTCCGCACCACGATTCGCTGTTCAAGTTCTTCACTCGCCGCAACTATGAACGATCCGAGACTCACTTCACGAAGGAACTGTAATGGCGATCACGACCACAGGAATGATGGCAATGGCCCTGGCTGCAACCGTGGCCTCCGGTGCGTATGGCTTGAAGCAGCAGAACGATGCCATGCACGAGCGGCACAAGATGCAGAACCAGGCCGATGCCGAGAAGCAAGCGCTCAAGGATGAGCAGGCTGCTATCGAAGGTAAGGCGCAGCAAGAGTACATCGACAAGCTGAACAAGCGTCAACGGTCTGGACGAGAGAGCACGATTGCGACAGGGCCGCAAGGACTGTTGGCATCCGCGCCGATTGCGAAGGCATCCCTGTCCGGCAAGAGCTTGCTCGGGTAAGCGATGGCTACGCTCTGGGATCTCATCAAGGATCAGCCCTGGTATCTGGAAGCTCGGGAGAAGGAAGGTCCGCTCACGTACGGATTCAACCGCACCGACATCAACGCCTTCTTCGGGAATCGATTCTCAGATCGTGAGCTTGATGCGATTCAACGGATCGCGGCCGGCGTATCCAATGTGGGCGATGCCGGATTCGTCAAGGCTTGGACCGGTGAGACATTTGCAACACCGGCTACGCTCGGCGGGAAGAACCTCTGGGAAGAAGTCCAGAACGGTCTGACCCATATGTCGCAGCATCCGAAAGGAAGCCGGCAAGGTGGGACGTTCGGTATGTTCACTGGCGGGTTCCACAAGGGCGATGGCGACCTCGTTGAAGTGCCTGAACAGTTTGCATCCGGCAAGAAGAGAATCGAGGCGCAGTCCCTCGTGCAGCAATCTCGCAGCTTCGGCCGCTTCGGTCGAGGAGTCAACTTCATCAACAGTCCAGCAATCGGCTTGCTCGACAGTGCGACCGTTGGGCGCTCATCGCTCGGCGGGAAATCGCTACTAGGTTAAGGAATGACGAAACCCAACAAGAAGGCTTACGAACTCAAGAGACGCTGGAGCAACCTCCTCAATGACAGAGCTGGTTGGGAAAAAGGCTGGCGCGATCTCGGCAAGTATCTGATCCCTCACCGCTCGAACGTGAACCTCACTGTTACGAACGGGCAGAACCAAACGGCTGAGCTGTACGATGGTGTCGGCGTTCATGCGAACGAGCTGCTCGCCTCCAGTATGGCTGGATCACTCACCTCGCCGGCAACGCGATGGTTCTCGCTCCGCATGCGGAACCCGCTGCTGGCTCGCAAGAAGAAAGTTCGTGAATGGCTCGAAGATGCCGCGAACGTGGTCTACCACGAGCTGCGTCAGAGCAACTTCCATTCAGAAGCGCACGAAGGCTACAAGGACATCAGCGGCCTTGGCACGATGGCGATCTTCGTGGATGCGAAGGACAAGAAGCATAACGAGTTCCAGGGGCTGAAGTTTCAAGCGCTGTCCATCGGCGAGTACGCCATTGCGGAAGATGCCGAAGGGAAAGTCAATGTCCTGTTCCGATTATTCAAGCTGACTCGTGCGGCAGTCGTTGAGAAGTTTGGACTAGAGAACTGCTCCGAGAAAACCAAGAAGCTCCACAACGTCAAGCCTGACGAGCAAGTCGAGATTCTTCACGCCGTCTATCCACGAGAAGGTGGAAAGGAAAACGCGAAAAAGGCCACGCTCAAGATGTTCGCCTCCGTCTACATGGAGCTGGCTGAGACGCACATTGTGCGCGAGTCCGGCTACGACGAGTTCCCCTACATGGTCGCTCGCTGGGACAAGACCAGTGGCGAACAGTACGGTCGTGGTCCTGGCCATACCGCGCTTCCGAACATCAAGACACTGAACAAGATCCAGGAGCTGTTCCTTAAAGCGCTGGCGAAAGTGATTTCGCCTCCAATGAAGCAACGGCACAACGGTGTGATCGGGAAGGTCAGGCTCACGCCGGACAGTCTCAACACCGTGCTGGAGATGGACGATCTACAGCCGATAGAGTTCGGCTCGAACTTCTCCGTCACCTATCAAGAGAAGGCCGATCTCCGACAAGAGATCCGGCACATCTTCTTCTGGGATCAGTTGCAGTTACAGCAAGGCACTCAGATGACGGCCACGGAAGTGGAGCGTCGATGGGAGCTGATGCAGCGCTTGCTCGGTCCTACGCTCGGTCGAATCGAGAACGAGTTTTTGAATCCGCTCATCTTCCGTGTCATGCAGGAGCTGAACCGCAACAAGCGGTTGCCTGTGATGCCGGATGAGCTGCTGATGGCCGCGCAGAACGGAACCGGCGATGACATCGATGTCGTCTACGAAGGTCCGCTCGCTCGCGCTCAACGCAGCAGTGAGATGGCTGCACTAGAGAAGACGATGGCCATCGTGCAGGCGCTCAAGGAAACCTTCCCTGAGATCGCCGATAACTTCAATGCCGATGCCATTGCAGAGTTCGTTGCTGACGTGAACGGTCTGTCACCGAAGCTGATGAACGATCCGAAGATGAGAGACAACGTAAGGCAGATCCGTCAGAAGTCCGCAGCAAAAGCGCAGGACACTGAGATCGAGAATGTCGCATCAGGTACAGCCAAGAATATGGCTGATGCGGTCTCGACAATGAGTGCTCCTGAAGTGCAAGAGGCTGCTGGTGGAATGATGGGACAACCACAAGGAGTGGCTGCGTGAGAGGAAAACAGCGAGGTCGTCTAAAGGATTATGTCGATACATTCAATTCAGTGACTGGGAAGCGAGTGCTGGCCGACTTGTACCAATCGTACGGTGGGCCAGTATTCAACACCGATGCACTGGAGATGGCTCGACGTGAAGGTAGGCGTGAAGTGGTTCTATCGATCCTGAGATTGCTCGGGATGGAGAACCGAATTTTTGAACTCGAACGGGAGGAAGATGAGTAATGCCAGCGGGAGATGCATCACAATCGATGTTAGACAAGGGGACGCAATCGACGCCATCAAGCTCCCAGAGCAGCCAGACTACTGGCCAGAATACAGGGAGCACTGCCGGCGTAGATCCGAAGCAATCGACTACATCTGCACCGGAGTGGCACCAGCACATTCCAGAGGATCTGCGGGGCGAGAAGACCTGGGAGAAGTACAAGGATCTTCCGTCAGCGCTGAAGTCCCTGCACCATGCCGAGAAGAAGATCGGCAGTACCCTCCAGGTGCCGACAGATAAGTCAACGCCGGAAGAGATCGCGGCCTTCCGCGAGAAGCTCGGTGTGCCAAAAGATCCGAAAGAGTACAAGGTCGATGAAGTCAAGCTCCCTGGCGAAGGCAAGTGGGACGAGGCTGGCATCGGCATATTCAATGATGTCGCGCACAAGCTCGGCCTGACGCCGGCACAGCACAAGGGGCTGCTTGAATACTACAGCGGACAGCTCGGCAAGCTCCACGAGTCTGGCGATGCAGCGTACGCTGAAGCCGAGAAGACTCTCAAGGAAGAGTGGGGTACCAAGTACGATGCGAACCTCGCCTCGGTCGGTGCCGGCCTTGCCGCGCACGATCCGAAGGGTGAGGTCAAAGATCTGCTGAAGTCTGCCGGCCTGGACAACCATCCGGCGATTCTGCGGTTCATGCATTCAATCGGTTCAGAAGTTGGTGAAGACAAAATCATAAACGGGGAGAAGCCTGAAGCCATGACAAAGGAAGACGCAGAAAAGAAGCTCAGAGAAATTCGCAACACTCCAGACCATCCACTGTTTGACAAGAAGCATGTCGGTCACAAGGATGCCGTGAAAGATTACGAGGAGCTGTTGAAGCTCACCGTCTAAGTTCGTTCCTCTCGTCAGACAACCCGCTGGGCCTGACTGACCAATCGGAAAGTCGATTCGGCAAGGCGCACGAAACGCGCAAGGCTGGGTCCGATATTCGGGCAACCCTCCGCATTCCGTGTTCACTGTTTTCTGCCGTTCACAAATCGTGAACAAGAGAGAATCATGTCCGATCAAATAGTTACCGCATATCAAAAAGGGTTCAATTCTTCGATCTATCGTCTTCTCCAGCAAGAGGACTCCAAGTTCTCGATGTGCGTCCGAAAGGAAAATCAGCACAGCGAGGAAGAGTACTTCGATCAGATCGGGAAGATTGACTCGGAAGAAGTCAACGTGCGCTTTGCTGACTCGCCCGTGATGAACACTCCGCACTACAAGCGGAAGGTCACACTGAGCAAGTACCACCTCGGTGACTTCTTCGATAGCTTCGATGAGATGCAGACATCCATCGATCCTACGTCAGACTACATCCAGAACTTCCGTGCGGCTGCGAACCGTGACCGCGATGACATCATCATCGCCTCAATGTTCGGCACGGCCTACACCGGCAAGGCTGGAACAACTGCCACGACCTATCCCACGAGCGCGAGCTATGTGGTTCCGGTCAACCTCGGTGGTTCCAACGTCAGCTTGACGGTCGCCAAACTGCGTCGGGCGCGGAAGCTCCTGACTGCGTTTGAAGTGGACTTCGAGCGCGAGGAAGTCTACATCTCGGTCTCCGCTGAAGAAGTGGACAACCTGCTTTCTGAAACACAGGTTGCATCCAGCGACTACAACGCGATCAAGCCGTTGGTCGATGGTCAGATCAGCAAGTTCATGGGCTTCACGTTCGTACCGTCACAGCGCTTGCTGCTCGACGGCTCAGGCCATCGCCGGATTCCGGTGTGGTGCAAGAGTGCGATCCTGCACACTGTCGGCATGGACTTCACGACTCGCATCAGTGAACGGTCGGACAAGTCGTTCAACTGGTACGGCTATGCTCGATGGGCGTTCGGTGCGGTTCGCATGGAAGAAGAGAAGGTCATCGAGATCAAGTGTTTGGTGTCGTAAGGTACGGTAACGTCCGGTGCAGTGCAATTCGGTACTGCACCATCACCCTCTAACTCAGAGAGCAAAGAAAGACAATGGCAACTACTTATTCAGATCAGAGAGCGAATGACGTGGCTGTTCCTCCGGTGCCGAACTCCCACAACACCAAGGGCAAGGTGAAACGGGCGTACTTCAGCCTGAACACCACGGACACTCCGGTCAGCGATGGTGACACGGTTGAGCTGTGCAAGGTTCCTGTGAACGCTCGCATCGTCGGTGGATTCATCGTCTATGGCGCAATGGGTGCGTCGGCGACAGCGATCATCGGCATTGCTGGCGACACGAACCGCTACATGGCGTCTGAAGACGTGTCTGCTGCCGGTTCGGAGGCATGGGCGAACGTCGAAGCTGAAGCATTCGGCGATGTTCTTACGCAGGAAGAGACCATCATCCTCACGGCTGGTGGTGCGAACTACGCTGCTGACAAGAACATTCTCGGGTACATCGAGTACATCTCCGCTGGAGAGTAACTGATTGATGGGGAGGATCGAGAACTCGGTTCTCCCCATTTTTCATTTCAAGGGAAAAACACGATGAAGAAATTCTTAAGCGCTCTCCTTCTGGCCGCTGCATTGATCGGTGGTGGATGGGACAAGTCTCATGCTGCATCGACCGGCACGACCACGCTGCAAGATGCGGTTGGGGCTGCTGGTGACGGAACAGTTCTCAATGTCGATCCGTTCAGCACCATTGCTGTTCGCGTCACGATCTCGGACACGGCAGAAGTTACCTTCAAGGCTTCTCTTGATGGCGTTGTCTATGACGAGATTACCTGCACAAAGTCGGATGACACTGCGTACACGGCAGTCACGTCAGCAAGTGGATCTGCTGCATCTGGCCTGTATTTCTGTCCTACCAACGGAAACAAAACTTTCATCGCCGATGTGACTTCCTGGACAAGTGGGACCGTCACTGTTAAGGCGAACGCTTCCACTGCCGTCTCTCGAAGGGGGGGCGGCGGTGCAGTGGTTGAATCTGACACGCTTCAATCCGTCTGCGGTCGCGGGTGCAGCTATGACGGGGCTGATGCATTTGGAAGCGGGTTGGATGTTCACGACGACTCTGGCGACGGCATTCGTCAGTACGTACATCCTACCGAAGGGCCGAAGTACGCTGTCTACTGCGGCGGCGTAGAAGATGCCTGTGATCGATACACGAAAATTGGAGCAGGCAAGAAGGCAGGGTTCAAGGATAGTAGTGGCAATATAGATCACGACTATGACGAGGCTACCGGTGTTACTACAATTATTCGTCGTATAGAGGATTGGTTCGACGTTGCCGCCTGTAGCAACGCCACTCCATCGCTGATCTATGATGTCCCAACTGCCAACTCTCCAGCTCCGCTTTGCGACACTGGCTCAAATACTCAAAAGGCTCATGCTGCCTTTGATGCCGCGACGGATGAATCGTTCGAGCTGAGCTGGATTATCCCTACCGGATTCGTCCCCTCCCTTGGTATCGACATCATGTTTCGCTACAAGCAGGCCGCGACGACTGGCTCAACTGGCTGGTGCGCTCAGTTGGTCCGTGTGCCGATTGGAGCAACGAGCGATCCTGCGTATCCGGCACAAGCCGCTGGAAACTGCGTTTCTGATGCTGCGCTAGGAACAACCTTACAGGAAAATCTCGCAACGATTACCGGCGTGACATGCACGAGCTGCGTAGCTGGTGATCGTGTCTACGTTCGTATCTCTCGTGATGCGAATGGAGGTGCCGTCACTGATGATGCTGCCGGCGATGCGTTCCTGCAAAAGATCGGTCGTGTCTGGAGAGCGAACTAAATGAAAAAACTTTTACTGAGCATTCTCCTTGCGCCACTCATTCTCGTCGCTACTCCTGCCCTGTCAGCAACGGTCACGTTCGTTGCGGAAGTGTCCGGCAACGGGAACAACGCTGGAGGGAACCCGAACGGCAACCTCACGCTGAATTGTGGTGCGGGTGAGAATCGCTACGTGCGGGTCGTCACTGGTGTTAATGATGCGACTAACGCCGTCTCCGGCATCACCTATAACGGTGTGGCTCTATCACAGATTGGCGCGAAGCTCGTCACGGGAAGCCGAGCGCAACAACAGTTTTATTTGGTGAGCGCCGCCTCTGGCAGCAATACGCTGACGATCACCCTTAGCGCGTCCGATCAATGGGCCGCGATTGCCTCCTGTTGGTCTGGAGTGGACCCCGTGAGTCCGCATGGCACCGAAGCGCAAACGACCTCCTCAACCACCTCGATTACTACTGATGCGACGGGCGTGGCGAATGGTGTCGTCATTGACGGCATTGTGAAAGGGCTGTCTACGGAAGTGGCCGCAGAGGGCGCTAACCAAACAGAGATTGTCGCTAGTGGTCAACCGGATAACGGCAACCTGCGTGTGCATTCCTCGTATGAAAGCGGAGCAGGGACGAAAACCATGAGTTGGAGTTGGGCGAGTTCGACCTCTACCAGCATACGTGCCATTCCGGTCCTTCCGGCTGCTGATACGGCAACGGGCGCGATCCGAAGGAGGAATCAATGAAGGAGCGTCTCGGCGAAGTCCTCCGTCTTCTCATGGCGCTGGCGGTGCTGTGGGGTGCGGTACTGCAAGGTACTGGGCGGTACTTCTGGGCTGTTGCAGCCGTATGGATCGCCACGTTCATTCTGTCTGCAACTCGCGCACACCTCGCGGCACTCGTGCTTGTTTTGGGGATCTGGCCGTTCGGCAAGGCTATTCTCGCGCCTGGAATCTTTTGGGCGAGTGTTGGTGGCAGCAATGTTGCGGCATGTGCGCCATCAGACGTTGATCCATTGGGAGGTTACTACACAGTCGAACGTGCAGCGGAATGCGCGGACGAGGCTGGCGATAGAGTGTGGATTAAGCCAGGGACGTACACTGGAGCGAATGCGAGGATCAACACGGCGTCAAACGGCAATATCCCTTCGACTGGCCTGAAAAGCGGGTCATCGACTTCCGTGCATACAATCATTGAGGGAGTGCCAGGACTGGCGAAGCCGGTACTACAAGTCCCGAACTGCATCACGTTTCAAGACGCGAATACAACAACTCGGCGCGATCATATCACGATCCGGCACCTGATCTGTAACGGTACGGGCGGCACCAACACCGGTGGTGGCGAGATTGAGCCTGAAGGCATTGATATTCTCATTGACGATGTAGAGATTTACAACGCTTGCAGGCATGGCGTGGCTGCATTCATGCAAGCGGGGACGACCAATATCTCCGGTCTGCACATCACCAATTCAGTTATCCGTGACACGAATCGGTGTGCGCCTGAAAACGGAGGGAGTTCTCAGTCTAACGGATACGGGTTATATAATGGCGGCGGGGCAGATGCGGTGGTGGATCATACCGAGTTTTACCATGTGACCGCAGCCGTTCAGTTTACCTCATCGACTGTTGGGATGAATGTCCCATCTCCCACGTTTGCATACAACTATGTTCACGACCTGCAAAAGAGCCTAAGTTCTGGCGGCAATCTCTCGTGCTGGGGGGTTGTGTTCGAGGGGCCGAATGGAAAGGTCCATCACAACTATTTTGACATGACTGGGTGCGGGTTGGGTGCTGGTGCTTACACAATAGGCCCTAATGCCGACAATGCACAATTCTATAACAATCTCGTTTACAACAATGCGCCAGCGGCTGGGATTCAAATTGGTGCCGATGCCGGCACGAATGGCTTGACTGGTGTTGTGATTGCCAACAATGTGCTCCTAAATAACGGGACGGCAATAAACGAGCTAAACAATACCGCCACGAAATCGAACAACCGCACGAGCGGTACGATCACCGACTTTTTCGCGTCAACTTCTAACCCTGTTCAGATTGCTGGATCGGCCACGATTAACGCTGGTACGGCAAGTCCGTCAGCAGCTCTCACGATTGTGGGGAACGGCAATCCAGATCAAGGGCCGGCCGAAGTATTCTCCATCGCAAATGAACCCACGATGGACAATGATACGGCGAACGGCACGGTGTTCATCGATGTTCCGTTTACGATGAACCTGCACACTCCACTACAGGTTGTGAATCAACTTGGGTGGACTGTTGGTTGCACTGGGACCGACTGCGGGACTCCAGTAGTCTCCAGCGTGATATTAAGTCCAGGATCAGACAGTATTCTTCGCGTGTTCGTGACTGGGATCGGAGGGACAGGTTTCTGCAACGCAGCAACTCAGCAATACACGATCAGTTTCAATTCTGCTACCGGAACCATTACGGATTCTGCCAAGATCGGCGGCACGATCAATCAGCCGCTCCTGTCATTTAGTAACCAGGCCGTGAATGAAACCTGCACTGGTGCCGGCACGACACCACCGGACACCGGATTGGTGATTCACTACAGCTTCAGTGATGGAGCCGGAACGACAGTCACGGACCTTGAAGGCGGTGACGATCCAGGGAGCTTTAGCGGCTCTCCATCCTGGGTGAGTCCTCGTGGAGTGTCTTTCGATAGCGGTGTCAATGAATATGTGGACACCGGCTTTGGCTCTGGAGTGAATCCAACTACTCAGGCCATGACGCATTGCTTGGGTCTGCAATGGCACGACATCACTGCGGCGCAGAAGATTGCTATCGGGCCATCTAACGGAACTAGTCAGCGCTGGTACATCGGTCAGATCGGTGGATTCTATGCGATTGGCATTCAAGGTAACCCGTTCACGACTGGCGGGGACTTTGCGATTAGCGCCTCAAAATCCTACGTCTGCTTAAGAAACGATCCGGCAGGGGTCGTTGACACGGCGAACTTGGCTCGACTATTCGTGAACGGAGTCAAGGGTACGGGAGCGCAGTCTGCTAAGTCATATACGTCATTCACGTTCAGTACCGATTTCAGAATAGGTCAAGGGACGTTCGATGTCAATTATGGTGGAGTAACGGTTGATGAGTATAAGTACTTCAATGAAGCGTTGACCGATCAGGAAATTGCCGATCTAGCAGCAGCCTACAACCCACCACCGGCACCTTCCGTGGGAACATATGCACTTGCAGCAGCTCGTGCATTTAACCCGCAACTGAAGGGCGGTGCAGTGGAATATCTCGCCGCTCTCAATACTGCCGTTGATGTGCGTCCCAATTCCTACCTGGGCGTTGCATTCCAGTATGACGGCGATGGAGCCGGTATAGAAGCTGCCGCCTTTCGGATGCACTATAAGTACCAATGCTCAGGCGATCTGCTCCAGCTTTCTGACGCATTTGGTTCACATCAAATTCGATTCCTTGGACAGGAGCGAAGCGGAACGAACATAGTCTCGTCCCCGCTTGGCGCTGTCTTGACAGGTGTGAAAGATTTCATCCTTGGCGGTATCGTGAGAACGTCTGCCGCTGTCCCTGTGACTGGGTTTACTAACGGCAGCTCAACTGTTGTCATGTATCTCATGCAGATTGGTTCTGCGACTCCTGTTACTGATTACTTCTGTCTTGTGCCGAAGAATCAAAACGGTAGCGATATTGACAGCCTGACCCCTTCTGGTGGGTTTAGGGTGAATATTGTTAGATCAAACGGGAGCGGGACATAAAGAAAGGTCAACATGGCAAGTAGTAAAGTAGCCGTGTGCAATGGAGCTTTGTCTGAGCTGGGAGAGAAGTCGATCACTTCTCTCTCGGACTCGACCGAGCGAGCACGGCTCTGCAATCTGTTTTTCGATGATGCCGTCAAGACTGTGCTGCGAGAGCACAACTGGCGATGTGCGACCAAGCGGCAGCAGCTCTCTCGCCTTGAAGCTGCGCCGGCTTTCGGGTTCGAGTATCAGTTCGAGATTCCATCGGACTGGATCAGGACTAGCGAGCTGGACATTGATGAGGATGGGTATAAGTGGTCGCAGGAAGATAACAAGATCCTGACGGACGAAGAGTCCGTCTACATGAAGTACGTCTACTTCCTCAACAACCCAGCGAAGTGGGACAGCCAGCTCACGGAATGCGTCGAGGCGTTTCTCGCGTACAAGCTCTCGCTCGGCATTGCCGGCAAGGTCTCGTACAAGGACGCGATGCTGAAGCTCTACGACATGCGCCTAAAGAAGGCCAAGGGCATCGATAGCTTCGAGGGAACGCAGGACGAACTCGTGTCAACCGTGCTCATTGATTGTCGGAGATAACGCATGCCGCAAGTGATGATGAACAGCTTCGTGTCTGGAGAGTTCTCGCCGAAGCTCCATGCGCGAACCGATCTTGAAAAGTACCGGAGCGCATGCAAGGAGCTGCGGAACTGTTTCATCCAGCCTCAAGGTGGAGTCTACGGTCGTCCTGGCACTCGGTATGTTGCGGCAGCGAAGCATGCCGATAAAGTCGCTCGGCTGATCCCGTTCGAGTTCTCGACCACGCAAGCATACATCCTGGAGATGGGAGATCAGTACTTCCGGTTCTTCATGGATGAAGGGCAGATCATCAGCGGAACCCCTGTCGAGCTGGCATCGCCTTACCTCGAAGCTCATCTCTTCGATGTCAAGTACTCGCAGTCCGCTGACGTGATGTTCCTGGCGCATCAATCGTATGCGCCAAGAAAGCTCACCAGGACATCGCACACCAGTTGGTCGATTCAGTCCATCAGCTTTGTCGATGGTCCGTACATGCGGATGAACACGGACACGACTAAGACGCTCACGCCGTCAGTCAATGCGCTCGGTGCAACGGGGACGCTCACAGCGACAGGACATACACCGTTCAACATCAATCACGTTGGATCGTATTGGAGACTGTCCCATAACTCTGGAGTCGATTGGGGATACGTTCTCATCACTGGGTTCACCAGCTCATCTCTCGTGAACATCACAGTGCAGAAGGCTCTTGGCGCAACGACCGCGACAGCGTTCTGGCGAGAAGGTTCCTTCTCAGCGTATCGAGGCTATCCGTCCTGCGTCGGGTTCAGTGAAGAGCGATTGTGGTGGGCCAGTACGCCGAGCGAGCAGCAAACAGTTTGGGGATCGGTTAACGGTTCATTCGAGGACATGACTCCAGGAACGGCCGATGATGATGCCGTCACGTATGTGGTTGCATCGAGCTACGTCAACCCGTTCCATTCAATGACGGAAGATCGTGGCATCACGCTTGGCACCTCAAAGGCTCAATTCAGATTACAGGGTGGGTCGGATGCCCCACTCACTCCGTCGAACGCTCGTGCGATGGTGCAGACGAATTACGGATCGAAGGGTGTGCAGCCGATCAAGGTCGGCGATTCCACCGTGTACCTCACGAGGTCCGGCAAGAAGGTTCGTTCGCTGGAGTATAACTTCAACAAGGATTCATACAGCTCGCCGGATCTCACGATCCTGTCCGAGCACATCACTGGCGACGGCATCGTAGATTGGTGCTATCAGCAGGAACCTGACTCGATCCTGGCCGGCGTGAGAAGTGATGGCAAGTTCGCATCGATGACATACGTGGCTGAGCAGAACGTGCTCGGCTGGGCGCAGCACGACACGCAGGGTGAGTTCGAGTCATTCGCCTGTATCCCTCATGGTGATGGCGATCAGATCTGGGCATTGGTGAATCGTACCGTTGACGGCAGTACCGTACGGTACATTGAGTTCTTCGATCCCGATCTGAACATGGACTGTGCGATCTCGTATGACGGAGTGGCCGTCTCGACTGTGACAGGACTCGATCATCTTGAAGGCAAGGAAGTCGTGATCGTCGGCGACGGTGCCGTCTATAACAGTCAGACCGTTGATGGCGGTGAAGTTGAGCTGACTCCCGATGGACCAGCAGAGGTCATCGATGTCGGTCTCTCGTTCACGCCTCGCATCGTCACGCTTCGTCCCGAGGTGCCGACACAGGACGGTTCGATCCAGGGCAAGAAGAAGCGATGGGTCGATGTCGGTGTCAGGCTACTCAATACAAAAGGTGTCACGATCAATGGCGATCAAGTCGAGTCTCGCTCGTCAGATGATGAGATGGACGAATCGCTTGAGGCCGTGACCGGTGATGAATATGCGCTCAATACTGGATGGGACCGCGAAGGCGAGATCACGATTGAGCAAACGCTTCCACTTCCGTTCAACGTGCTCGGTGTCTTTGGACACCTCGAAGTAGAGGACTAAATGCCCGTATCAGTAATGGCTCTTGGTGGTGGACTTATCGGTGCGTACGGGTCCATCGCCGCAGGTAACGAAGCGAAAGCTGCTGGTGAGTTCAACGCTCGCATCGAAGAAGACAACGCCGAGTTTGCGAAGGTTGCCGGCGAGGAACGGGCGAAGCAGATCATTCGCGCAGGCGATGAATCTCGCTCCACGACTCGTGCTCGGGCATCGGCATCCGGTCTTGTCGCCGACACCGGCTCTCCACTGCTTGTGCAGGAAGAAGCCGTGTACCAGGCCGCTCTCGGTGCGAACAAGGCACGATACACCGCAAGCGTGGAAGCCTATGGCCATAGGAATAGAGGACGACTCTACCGCATGTCCGGTAGGCAGGCGCAATCGGCCGGCTACGTCAGGGCAGGGGCATCTATGCTCCAGGCTGGTGCGTATGCCTATGCCAACTACGGGAAGGGATTTGAATGAAGCTGCAACGATTTCTCAACTCAGAGCAGATGCCGAGCAGAACGGCAACTGGCACTGTAGACTTCCAATCCTTCACCCGAGTCGGTGAGGCCGTGCAGGATCTTGGCCGTGCAACGGTCAATGCAGGCAACATCATGGTCGAACAGCCAGGTCACGCGAATCGCCGGATAAAAGCCGAAGAAGACCTGGAAGTCAGTAAGAGTATCACGCGATTCAAATCGATTGCCCAACAGGTCGTGGAGAACAAGCGCACGGCGTATGCTCAAGACGATTCGGTTGGACTGGGCATGTCAAAGTTCCAGCCTGAAGTGGTTGGCGAGCTGACGGACTGGTTGGACTCGGAAGAGTTCGACAAGATGTCGCAGATCGCTCGCGCACGATTCAAGGCTGAAGGTCTCGCACATATCGACACGATGATCCCTGAGCTGGGCAAGATGTCCAGCGAGATGATCGTGCAGGGCAGTGAGAAGCGACTCGGCGAGGCAGAAGCGCTCCAGCTCCAGAAGGCTGTTGATGCTCCCGATGCCGGCTCACTCCTCGACACCGTTGGACAGTACGGACTCGAACTGCAAAAGGCGGTTCACGGTGGAACGCTCTCGGAAGGTAAGTCGGAAGAACGTCTCCTGAAATTCCAGGAGAAGGCATCGACTCAGTGGTTCGAGCGGCAGGCCGCAAAGAATCCCGAGGGAATGTTCCGTGCGATCTACTCAGACAATCCCGATGACAAGGCACTGCTTGCTCCGGTCGATGGATCGAAGATCCAGTCCTTCCTGAAGGAGTACGGCGAGCACCGAGGCAAGGACTTCAAGGAACAGTCGGCCGCTCGCATGCGGTTCGCGTTCCCTCAAGCCGTGGCCGGCCGCATCATGCGGACTGACCTGAAGGACATGGCACCGTTCTTTACGCCGGAAGACTTCACGAAGCTCCAGTCGCAGCTCGATGAGAACGACAAGATAGTTCTGGCAAACATGGAGCAGAAGCGCAAGAGCGAAGAGCGCGAACTCAAGCTGGAGCAGGATAACATCGAACGCAATTTCTGGGACTCCTACTTCAGCAAGCCGACAATGATTGGTGGAACCGTCTCGCTGGAGATGGACGGTCAGCTCAAGAAGCTAGAGCCGACACGGTACGAACATATCCGCGAGAAGATTGCGAACGCTCGTGACACTGGCGGTCAGGGTGATGAGAGCAGCATGAATTACTGGAAGATGAAACTCTTCCACAATTCCGATGCACTCTCGGCCGATCAGATCCTGGGCATGAACAACCTCAATTACAAGCAGCGGCAGGAACTGTACACGGCGAAGCGGACACAGTACGAGTTCGAGCAGTCGGCATCGAAAGATCCGAAGCACTTCTCGAACCATCCCAACTACAAGTTCTATGAAGGACAGATTCAGGAACAGCTCGGCATCATCAAGCTCAGTCCGTTCACGAATGCGTCAGCCTTGCAGATCCTCTCGCAGGCTGAAGTCGCGTATCGAGACGAGTACCGGAAGCTGTACGAAGACGGCAAGGCACATCCCTCGCAAGACGAGGCCAAGCAGTTGATGCAGAACATCGTCAAGACCGCTCGTGAGAATCTCGGGTTCAAGGCCAAGGCCATTGGCGAGCTGCCGATGTTCCCTGATGCCGACAGTCTGAATCGAGCGCACAACGAAGGCAAGCTCGACTGGAAGGGTTTCACAAGGGAGTTTGAGAAGCTGAAGGCGTGGCGAGCAATGCAGGGTCTCGATCCGTATGGCAAGCCACTTGAGGAGAGTAAGGACGACAAGCCTGTGCGCGAGTTCAAGAAGCGCGGGAAGGAATAATGGATCAGAATATCTTCGAGCAACGAAGGGCGCAGTCAGATTATACCGAGGCACTCAGAGAGGTGCAGCGTGAGATCGGCTCGCAGCCTGCCGGCACTGACGAACAAGGTCGTAAGCTCAAGACTGTAGGTATGTCCGGTGCCGATGCCGAGAAGGAACTGAACCGCAGGGGCAAGCTCTCTGGCTCAATGGCAGAGACCGACAAGGCCGATCCATACGCCGGCAGGGAATGGTTACGCCCGAGCGATAACCCGCTCGATGAGCTGAACCGTACTGCCGAGGTCACGAGCTTGCCTGGTCGTGCCGCTGTACAGAAGGCGACAGGCCGGCAAGTCGGTGACGTGTCCACGTTCGACACTGAACGGTTCATGCACGATCAGAAATTCCCGATGCCTGGAGAGATCAACCCTGATGCTCCATTCGCTGGGGCAGCTCAAGTCATGTCTGGAGTCGGTGCGCTTGGGATGATGGTGGGAACCGATCCCACGAACCTCATCCCTGGATCTGCGCCGGCCAAGGCTGGCAAGGCAGCGAAAGCCCTGAAGGGCGGTAAGGTACTGGAACGTACTGCACCCGTTGCCACGATCAAGACCGAACAGGATCTCAAGAAGCTGGTCGATGGTCCGGTCGGTGCCGGTCGCACGTTCGTGCTGATGACCGAAGACAATCCGAAGATGGCCACACAGTCTGGATTCGAGTCAGGCTCGCTCAGCAGGCTTGCCGGCCAGTACGAATCATACAAGGTCCGTGGCTACTACAGCGAGCTGCCTGAGAACTCGGTGATGATCGTCTCGCCGAAAGCGAACGACAAGCAGCTCCTCACGTCAGCGCTCCGATGGGCCAAGGCATCCGGCCAGGAATCGATTGCGACCAATGACGGCATCCTCTATGTGGATGGCCGGCTGAATCCTCGCAAGGGTCCGTCGATCTATGGCGAAGAAGCCAAGCTCCAGCCTGGCTACTCGATCATCGAATCCGAGTCAGGCGAAGTGCCGTTCAGTATGTCCATTGACTGGGACAAGACCGTCAGCGGTGCCTATCAGGATCACGTCACTGGCGTGAACATGAGCGCTCAGCGCTTCCTGTCTGTGCCGGCTGGTGAACACTTCCTTGGCGATGTACCGAAAGGTCTGTCGTACAAGGATCTGCCTCGATACCGCAATGAGGTGAAGCTCCCTGGAACAGCCGTTTACGATTTCAAAGACAATCCGCTGAACCTGCCCGAGACCGGTTACGAGCAAGCATTGAAAGATGCCGGCTACCGTGCAGCGATCCGCTATCAAGATGACATGCCGTCCTTGCAGACGCTCGGTGATGAGCCGGTGTCTCGCACGATTGACAGGCCGCGAGCGTTCTATGGTCCTGAGACCGGTGTGCCGATGGGCGCACCTCGCGTGGTTTATCCGGCTGCAATGCCCGAGCGTGTGGCAGCGGCTGCGGCCGAAGGCAACATCAGTGATCCCCAGGTTCGCAAGGACTTGGTGCAGATGGGTGCCGCGATCCTGGCTCAGCCTGAGATGTCCACGGCAAAGCCGAGGATCAACGATGGTTACAAGGACTTCGTTAAGCCTGGAGGCAAAGGCTACGAGGCAGAACAGTACGGCAGCTCAGTCGATGTTAAGGTTCGCGGAGCTGACGGATCACATCATATCGATGCCGTCAAGGGACTGAACGAAGGACATGCTCTCGCTCGCGCCAAGTCGAACTGGCCTGGTATGGAAGTCGAGAACAATGTCGCACTTAAGAAGGGTGACAAGAAACAATTCTCAACTCGTCTCGGCAGGAACTTTAAGTTCAATGCACAAGATGACCTCACACATGAAGACCTTCAGGATGCGCTGGCATACCTGAGCGCTGAAGATCAATCGGCAGATCCTGCCGTTCGCGGTGGATGGGAAAAGCTCATCGCGCAAGTCGAGAAACAATTCGACGAGGCCGGCATCAAGGTTGAGTATGTTGATGGTCAGCCGTATGCCTCATCGAAAGAGATGATTGATGACTTCAAGAAGACTGGGACGCTGAAGGTCAGCAAAGACTTCAACGAACATCCTGTCTTCACGCCGGAACAGAATCTGAAGTTCCGTGCCGTGCATGATTACAAAGGTCACATCGAACCGGACACCACGTTCGGGATGGAAGGCGAGCGCGGGGCCTACAAGTCTCACGTCGATTCCATTGAAGGTGATGACGCGAAGGATGCGCTTCGAGTGGAAGTGCTCGGCCAAGCCAGCTCGATGCTGGCGAGTGGCGGCAAGTTCCCGAAACAGAAGCTGTTCAACCTCAAGGCACAGCGCGACAAGCTCGGCCTGGTTGAAGGTGCATCCGCAGACCTGTTTGGTTCCTGGGTCCGGCAGATCGAAGAGCGCTTGCCTGAGACGGCTCGTGGCAAGGTCGGCCTCGATGACTACCGTGACCTGTTCAATGAATCCGTCAAGGCGTACACGAAACATCTCAAGGCTGCTGAAGGTGAGTTACCGAACACCAAGAAGCTCATCGAGATGATGAACGACAGTCATGGCCGGCAGATCACGGACTGGTATTCCACGGCATGGCCTGAGCTGACGAGACTGTTCGGCGAAGATGCCGATCTCATGGCGCGATTCATTGCGCTGTACTCGCCGCAGGCTGACGTAAAGATGAACGTGGATCGTGCGTTCGGTGCATACCGTGCGTACAAGCTGGGCGAGCGAGATCCCATTGCACTCAGTAGAGCGGCTGGTGTGGACAAGGCTGAGAAGTACGATGCCCTGAACCACAACATGGCTCGCACGTTACGAGGCGAAGAGCTGGCCGGCCGCAAGGTCTCTAACTTCTACGCCGCGATCAAGGGTGATCCCAATGCCGTGGTGATCGACCGGCACATGGGCAGCATGTTCGGCTACGCTGACGTGCTTCCTGACGATGCCTACTCCTTCATTGAAGAACACGTTCGCATGCTGGCAGCAGAGACTGGCATGGCACCGGCAGATGCACAGGCAACCCTGTGGGGTTCCTGGAAAGCACTGAAGGGCCAAGGTGGTGAACTGAAGAACCTCGATGAGTTCCTGCGCGAAGCAGCTCAGGCGAACCCTGACTTGATTGGTGCAGAAGCGATCCTAGACGAGGCAGGACGCACCAGGCTCTCGGCCGCATGGCTGCTGACCAAGATCGTAGCTGGTGGTGCAGCCGGTGGAACATTCGGTGACAATCCTGAAGAGCAGATCAAGAACGCCTTGATCGGTGCCGGCCTGGGTGCTGTGGCCAGCAAGCCGATCTGGCAGAAAGTTGGAAACGCCATTCGAGAGAATCGGCCGGCGAAGTGGTTCAAGCCTGCCGGTCAATCTCCAGCTCCTACCGTGCCGAAACCCCTGTCGCCACAAGAAGTGATGGCGCAGGCTGATGCGGAAGCTCAGCAGAAGGCGCGGCTCGACGCATTACGTAACAAGCCGAAGACCGTGACTGTTGGTGAGAAGACGTACGAGCTGGACATGCAAGCGCTCAACACGCCTGAGCAACTGAAGCAGGCAGTGGATGAGATGGCGAAGGTCTATCGTGAACAGATCGACAATGGAGGGTTGACACTTGGCAGTCGTGGAACCATCCCTAATGCACTCGCTCGTCGGCTCGGTGAACATCTCAACCTTACTCAAGAGGATGTCCTCAACCGAGTTCGAGGAAGCGTTGGTCCAGTCGAACATGTATTCGCGTATGCTGACGTGCTCGATGCCGCGAAGGGTCGGGCAATGCAAAGCTATGAGCTTTACAATGCCGGCAACAAGAGCTTCGAGAAGGAGCTTCTTGGAGACATTGATCGATACGTTAAGGTCGGTTATCAGCTTGATGGGTTACTCGAAGAGCTGGGACGAGGCTTGCAAGCGGCAGGACAGCCGGATGTCAAAGCTCTTACTCAGGGATTCAGAAGTTTCTCGGGACCGTTCGAGATTATGCAGAAACACGGTTCTCTTAACGGAGACTCAGTTGCTGCACTCGTTAAGGAAGTCGGACTAGAGCGTACGGCCGCAATCGGGAAAGCAGTAGAGAAAGCTGGACTCTGGGACATGGTTGCAGAGGTCACGTACGGGTTCGTGTTATCGAATCCGATCTCTGCTGCGGTCAACGTGGGTTCCGGTGCGGTGCTCAATCCGCTCATCTCAGTGATGTCTCGTGGGCTGGCAGAGATTGCCGGCAGCGGGGCAGTCGTGGAAGGCGAAGCGGCAGCGATGCTGTTCGGCTATTACCACGGAGCACAGCGGTTGATGCGAGCGGTTGCAGACACCTACAAGAAGGGTGGAGCAATCGAGCTGATGCGAGGCATGAAGAGTGTCAAGCCTCTCGGCAAAGAGGCTGACAAGTCCGGCCTCAACCATTCGATCACTGGCGCAAACGTCAGTGAGCTGATGCCCAAGCCGTTCCAATTCGATCCGCAGGGATTGATCGGCCGGCTGGTAGATGGACTCGGTTCAGCGATCCGTGTGGGTCCGGCACTGATGGAGCTGGGAGACCATCTCTCCTATGCCGTGAACCTGGACATGGCTCAGGCTGCGCGAGCGTTCCGCGAGGGACACAAGCTCGGCAAGACTGGGGCAGAGCTGGAAGCGTTCGTCAATAAAGAGATGCTGAATCCGACACGCGAGATCCGACAGGAAGCCGAGAGATTTGCGATGCACGAAATCTTCAAGGCACCTATCGAAGGATTCTCGGGCAAGATTGTCGAGGGACTTGGACATCCGGCACTGCGACCGTTCATCACGTTCGTGCGTACGCCGGTCAACATCTTCAAGTACAACCTCGAAGGCATGCCGTTACTGAACCTGACACAGAAAGCTGTGCGGGATGACATCGCGGCTGGTGGAGCAAGGCGCGATCTGGCTGTAGCCAAGATGGTGGTTGGCTCGACCGTACTCGGCACGGCTGCGATCCTGGCGATGAATGATCGTCTCACTGGAGCTGGCCCACAAGATCCGAAGATGCGAGCGCTGTGGTCTATCGACCATCAGCCATACTCAGTCAAGGTTCCTGGACTGGACAAGTGGGTGAGCTATCGTCGGTTCGATCCGATTGCGGCCTGGATGGGTACAGCGGCCGATGCTGCGATGTTTATGAAGTTTGATAAGGACGATCTGACTGGCGGGGAAATGGCGATGGCTGGGGTGTTGGGGCTTATGCGGAACTTCACCGATAAGACCTACACGCGAGACACGTTCGAGTTCCTTGACCAGCTCACGGTACGTCCTGGCGAGACGGCCTCTAGTTCGCTGGAGGCACTCGACCGGTACCTGGAGAAGAAGGCGACAGCGTACATTCCCTGGTCATCACTGACTCGGGCTGCACGTAACGCCGTCGATCCGAACATGCGCGAAGCGTTCGACCTGAGCGAGAAGTTTATGAACGGGATTCCTGGACTCTCGAATCGTTTGCCGATGAAGCTCGACTTCTTCGGCGACCCGATCACGAATCCTCGATACAACGCCTTCCTTCCATTCCCACTGAAGGACAACACAGGCGATGATGTCATAGATGAGATGATCGAGATGCGAGCGGCTGTCGGCATGCCTAGCAAGCAGCTCGACGGACAGGATCTGACCACTCAGGAATACCACGATCTCGTGGAAGCTCGCGGCAAACACGTCAAGGCATGGAACGGGAAGGATCTGCGCGAAGCATTGATCGACCTGTTCAACACCAATGACTATCGCAAGAAGGACACGACGAATGCGGCACGGAAGCTGATGATCGAGAAGCTGGTCGAAGGCTACAACATGGCCGCTGTCGATTACATGGCTGACGGTGGACGGAACGAACGCTTCCTGAAATTCCGGCAAGCACAGAAGCAGGCCGAGGCCATTTCAGGACAGAAGCTCAACCTGAACTTTGGAGTACAGTAAGGTACCGTATGGCATTAGAAAGTAATCTCAATCGGAAGGTCTTCACGGCGAGTGCGTCTCAAAGCGCATTCGCCTTTGGAGACGTGTTGTACTTCGATCAGGAACACCTGAAGGTCTATCAGAACGGTGAACTCCTCACGCTTGGCGTGGACTACACCGTCAATCCCACCACGAACACACCGAACGGGACACCTGGCGGGACAGTCACGCTCACGGAAGCAGCCGATGAAGACGATCAGATCATCATCCTGCGTGAGGTGCCACTCATTCAGGAGATCGACTACGAAGAGTTTGGGAAGTTTCCAGCGAACACGCACGAGCAGGGGCTGGACTATCTCACGATGATTACTCAGCAACACGCTGAGAAGTTCGGCCGGCAGTTCACCATTCCTGTCACTGAGGCTGGCACTGAGGATCTCGTGACTCTGCCGGCACTGGCCGAGCGGAAAGGTAAGTATCTCGGGTTCGATGAGACCACTGGGTATCCGGTGATGTTGGGCGCACCGACTACCACATCACTGACCACAGCGTTCACAGAGTCGCTGCTAGATGATTCATCTGGCGGCAACTTCATCGGCACGTTAGTGGATGACCTTGAGGTGATGACGGCACCTGACGCTGACGATGTAATGATCGTCCGTGAGATAGGCAGTCACGGTCGTGGGACTCAGATCACGCTCCCGAACTTTTTCAAGGTCATCAATGCGCTCACGGCAGATGCCACACCGGATCTGGCCGCTGACTACCTTGTCACGTATGACGCGAGCGCATCAGCCGCGAAGAAGATCCTGCTGAACACGCTCGCCCCCATTGCGTCTCAAGCAGAAGTCAACGCGATGGTGAGCACGACGAAACTCATCACGCCGAGTCACAATCGGATCGTGCAGGGGTCCGTAGTAGCAGCCTCTAGTTCGGCTGTGTTCCTCGGAAGTAGTTTGCCAGCGGGAATCAAGAGAATCACCGTACAGTTCAATGGCATATCGCTGAGCGGAACCGACCACCTCCTCATCCAACTGGGTGATGCAGGCGGGATCGAAACCACTGGGTATGTCACGTCCTCAATGAACCAAGCAGGGACCGTGGTGAACTCGACTGCTGGGTTCATCATCTACTGCGGTACTGCGGCCGGCATTGTGAGCGGGGCGATTACGTTGACATTGCTCAGTACGGCAGCGTTTTTCTGGGTCGCGTCGGGCAACGTCAAGATCAGCACGAGTGCGATGAGCTATGCGGCTGGAGAAAAATCGCTCAGCGCAGAACTCACTCAACTTCAGTTGACCGTCAGCGGTGCCGATACGTTCGACGCTGGAGCGGTCAGTGTAATCTACGAAAGGTAATCCATGAAAGGCTATCGCAAGCCAACCGGTGTGTATATCGAGCTGGACGACACGACTCCAGTGGCCGACACGTTAGTGCAAGTGGCACTGCGGCCTTCGGCAAACCACGTCTTTGCGGCTGGCTGGGCATCGGCACCGATGGACCCTTCTGTCTGCTGGCGAGCGAAGACTGCGCCTGAACAGACATCGGAAAAAGATTCCGAACTCCAAGCCTTCCTGGATTCCGCAGGGGGCAAGGTGGTGAAAGCCCTGGCCACGGCACTCATCAAGAAGGGTGTCGTGACGCTCGCCGAGATCAGGACAGAGTACAGGTCGCTATGAGGCTCATCTCAGATGACGCTCTGGCTGCGGCCACGATCTGGCAAGAAGCTGCCGGCGAACCCTACGAGGGTAAGCTGGCAGTTGCCTCCGTGATCCGCAACAGAATGAAACGCAAGTATCAGAGTGACGGCACAGTTGCCGGCACAGTGCTGAAGGACTATCAGTTCTCAGGCTGGAACACCGATCCCAAGGACACGCTTCGAGAGCGAAGCATGATGCTCGATGACGACAACCCAGTCGTCAGGGAATGTGTTCGTGCCTGGAAGGAATCAGTGTACGACGATGTGACGAACGGTGCTGTACTGTACTTTGCGCCGAAGGGTGTTAAGAAGACGCCGGCATGGGCAGAGGCACCGAGTGTGAAATTCGTGAAGGCGATTCACAATCATCATTTTTACCAGGATGTGACAGCGTGATCCCGATAATCGAGACCGTATCGAAAGCGATTAGCTCAGTCAGTGAAGGCATCGTGGAGATCATCAAGGAGTTCCACCTGGAACCCGAGAAGGCGATCATCCTCCAGAACACGATGCGAGAAAAGTTGATGCAGTTCGAGCTGGCAATGTACCAGCTCATCGTCAACGACAAGGCCAATGCCAGGGACCGTGAGATCAAGCTCCAAGATCCCACGACTCGCCGGCTGGCGTATGCGACACTCGGCCTGTTCTCGGCAGTGCTCGTAATGCAGTTCACGTTCGCATGGTTCAACCATCAAATCTCTACACCCATCCAGCGCACCCTCGACATCAGCACTGGTGTCTTATTTGCGATGGTGCTGGCCGTGAAAGACTACTACTTCGGTACGTCTCATGGATCAGCCAAGAAGGACGAGACCCTGGATCGCGTGGTGAATCATCGTGACTGAGGAGAGAGATCCAATCGCACGGATCGACGCACGACTCGAACGGATGGAGACGAAGATTGACCAAGTGCTCGGGTTTAAGGCAACGGTCGATTACATCAAGCTGGCAGTGGCTGGAGCATACGCCGGCCTGCTCGCCCTGTTCCTGTCGCACAAGTAAATAAAAACGAAAAGGCCCCTACCTGGAGATTATCCAAGTAGGGGCCTTCGTGTTTCTAGTGACTATTCCTTCGCCGATGCAGGCGTAGGGACAATCCACCATGTCCGTTGCTCTCAACGGAGAGTGTCGTACCGGATGCAGCTCGTAGCTTCGACTGACTGATGTCGAGCGTTCCTCCCGCAACCACAACAGTGCTCAGTACTGCGATTAAGAGATTTGTATAAAGGCGCTCTCTCTGCTCTGGGGTCAACTGCTCGACCCCAACAGCGGGGCTACTTCGAGGCTTCTCCGAGCTGGTTGATGCTGACACGATTTTTATTCCTCCTGTATGGTGTAGTGGTGAGGTGCCTTGTCCCTGAACATCTCCTTCAGATGCACAACGATGTCGCCAAGATCGTCAATCAACTGACTGACCGGAGACGGCAGCGGCCGGTCGTCAATCATCTTGCCGCATAAGTGTGCATCGAGGAGGATGCCGCAGCAGGCAATAACACTCGCCAAATGCGGCACTCTCGTTTTGGGATCTGCCCATTCACCTTCCTTGAACTTCGTCGCATGCCGCTCCATCGCGTCGATGTAAATCGATGCGCGAACGCCGGCAGATCTCCAATTCACCAAACCATACTTCAGCATGCCTTCAAGAAATCCCAGCGTAGCGTACGCCTTGAGAGATCCAGGCAGGAGGGACATAGGGAGCTTGTCGCTCCCGATGATGTCCTTTGGATTGCTTGGCTTTGTTTCTTCTGTCGCCAATTTCGCATACCTCCATACTAGGGGATTCCCTAGTTTCTTTCAAGCACGAATTTTGTAGGTCAAATTCCGGCAGCATCCCCTCGGCCGCGATTCTCGTGCGGCACCGTGAGATCCATATACAGGACAATATCTTCGCACTTTCCCGTACCGAGTTTATCTACCATGACTCGATCCGGCTGATGGTCGCCATTGTCATCGATCTCGTAGAACAGCGGGAACCTCTGCACGTCAGACTGGTTATTCACGACATGCGCCTGAGCGTGATCGATTCTGCCATCTCCATCCAGATCGTACGCACGGTACATCAATCCATTCGGCATGATCTCTTCAAGCACCGGCACCAGTCCTGACACGTCAGGAATACCAGGGCAGGCGATGCGCTTGAAGGCCGGCTCTGTCGGCCGATCTGCTTGCTGCTCTGCACCTTGATGATGTTCGTCCGCGCACTGCTCTTCGGCAATGTCTGCCGGCGCAGGACCGCCGAGCGGATTGTAATCGGTGAACTTCGTCGCGCAGCCTGCCACTGCAAACAAGGCCAAGAGCAATCCGAGCATGACTGCCGCAACAGCAGCCGATCTCATGCGTGTCTGCCAATTATCTGATTGGTATCTATGCACGTCTCGCCTCCCTCTGTAATCGCTTGCGTTCACTGCCGGTCAGATCAATCGCATGCAGCACCACCGACTGCCCCTTCATTCCGATGACCTGGAATTGAATGCCCTTCCAGGCGATCAACTCGCCGAGATAGAACTTCGCTCCATTCAAGAATGTGACGGAGCGAGCTGAGCGAGGTCGCTCTGCTTCAGGTACACTGTCGCTTTGCTGTCCCTGATCTGCACTGGAATCTTGTGCTGGCGTAGGTACCCCAGCGCTCCCAGCTTCTTCAGTCCCACTGCCGGCACCGTCAGCTCGGGTCTCCCCTTCGCTGGTCTCGCTCCGTTCTTCAACAGCCACTGG